GTTTAGGCATCTTTTAACGCAGGATGCTCTCAACTGCGGCGAGCTTTTCTAACACCAGGCTCGCATGACCGGCAGGACTTTCATCACGATCAAATAGGTAGCTTTATCTTCGACATTTTGACTATCGTGAACCCAACTAAAAGGCCACCCATAATGGTCCGGCCTGGAACACGGGTCGCGGAACGATAAGTGACACAGGGTGCGACTCCCGCACTATCACTCAACGCGAACACCATCCCGCAAAAGCGGAGTCTTTCACCCGTCTAGGTAAGGTTTATCTCCCCAATTTCCTACGAGTTACGGGACCCTTTTGTTGCAACAACAAAGGTTGTCGCAGTGATCAAGGTCGAAGAGGGATAGCAGGCGCATTAGGTATGATATCAATATAAGTGCCCGTAAGGGTACCGCTAGTGAAATCATCCAAGGTGATGTAATCACCACCATCTACCGAAAGGTAGAGAATCTGCATAGCCTTGGTGGAGGTGTTGGCGAAACGCGCAACATCAGCAGAGTCCATGTTTAAATCAAGGACTCCTGAGCTAACGTCCCACGAGGAAAGCAATTTTCCCTCAGTGACGTCAGTACCCACACCATTAGAGACTATAATCCCATCCTCATCAGGCAAGGGATCAGTTCCCAACTGATAAATGATCACAGTATAGAAACCACCAACGAGGAAATGAATGTTATTATCACGGAACCTATACATGCTCACAGGACCCGTAACCAGGTCACACTCATGCAAGCCAAGGCCTGCAGGATTGGTGGAATTAGTGTAAACACTAACACCATTAGCTTGAACGATAGGATCCAACAGATCGAAAGTGTACTCAGCCCAGAGATCACCAACGTGCATGGCGGTGCCTGGCGTGTTCATCTCAGCAATGACATAACCTGGCACCTGATCCTCAGTACTCTGGAGCGAAGCAAGAGACTGCGGCGCTTTAGTGATGTTGAACAGCTTAAAAGTCTGCCTAACAGCACGCGCTGCAATCCACGAAACCTTAGCTTCAGCCCAGCCAGCAAATTGCTTGGCACCCGGCAAGGTACCAAGATTGATCAAAGCCTTATCATTGGAACCAGCGGGTGATTTAACATAAGGAATAGCACTGGAATAGTAAGGTGAGAGCACGACACGCGTTCCGGAATCGGTGGGAGCCACCGGGGCAAAATGCGCATGAAACTTCTGAACCCGAAAGTTCTGGAAGTGGTGCGCGAAACCCTTAATCCAAGGAAACATGCGAGGTGAAACCTCAATGTGCTCATATTTCACCTTATCAGCCTCACAATTAACAGAGAGGGCTCTCTCCATGTGAGTAACACGAACTCCTCCGGGGATCGGCTTAACAACCGGATCTCGGGCGATGACGCCCGATGAGAACGCTCCTGGAGCCATAGCTCCAGTCTCGAACCCACCCGCCATTGGTGTAGCCCAACGCCTAGTACCGCCATTCTGGCGATTCTGTCGGCGAGGACGCGCCAGGCGCTTATTCGCGCGGGCGTTACCTTTGTTGTTGCGAACCATAGCGCGCTGTTCTTTCTGCAGATTTCTTTCCCCTCCTCATGATCCGAAGATAATCTGCTTTAGACAGCGTATGAACGTACCCACCTGTCTGGGCAGAGAGCCAGTCAATTAACTCACGAGCGTAGGCGTAGAACTCCGGCATCGCGCACCAGTACTGCAACTTGTCTAGTACGCCTTGCCAGCCGATGAGCCGAATGGTTTCCTCTTTGGACAGGCAAGCAGGGACACTTTCGTGTACTAACCTCCACATCTGCCTACTAGAGCTAGTCCATTCATAATCGCCTTCTAATGAGAGGGCCCTTCTTGAACAAAACTCAACCTCGGTTAAGCCGGATGGCCAAGGATACGCTTTGCCTACCTTGGGGCGGAGTCCCAAACTCTTCAGGAAAGCCTGGTACAATGGGATCCACTCTTCCTTAAGTAGGTTAACAGTATCATCGCCAAGGGAGATGATCATTCTCATGATTTGATCTATTGTAAGATCAACTTTCAGCACTTCCCTAAGGAACATGACAAATAGTCCAACTTGCGAGACAGAGTTGTCAGACAAAGTCTTGACTTCTCCGCTCAACTTAGGCGCCTTCTCGTCATCAAATGTGACATAGGTACCGCCTGTTGTGACCAATACAGCATTAGAAGCTGCGTCATATGCTTCTCCATAGAGGTGCCTGAAAGACTCTCCCGCCAAGGAACCTATACGCATTCGAAAATGCATACAGAAATCGCGGGCTTCAAGCGGCTCGGTCCAGTCCCATGTTGACTTATCGTCATCGAATAGTAGCCATTCTCCTTTATCAGGAGGTTCCAACCATTCTAGCACATTGGACAGTTCGCCGTGCAAGTCAGCGAACCCTAGTTTAACTGGGGTACGTTCCCAGTTCCTAACGAGCCAGGAGTCCATCCTAGTCCACAACATACGACCAATTACCTGGTCGACTATGCTAACGGATGAGATGAGCCTATAAAGCTCAGATCGCATCTTCTTGAGTTTGTGTGGTTCCCGCTTAACAAAGACGCGTACCAGACCAAACTCAGGGTACCGATCCTCCCATTTCTGTAGTCTGCGTGACACAGCGTGTTTAACCAAAGCATTCATAGGAAAGCTCTTGAACAACTTCTCATTAGTAGAAGCATAAACCTTCCATGGATAGCCCGGTGAGGCCTGCTGGTTGATATGCTCTAAGGCATCTTCATACCAGTCATCAAACTCCATAACATCTGCTGTGTAGCCACCAGTATTATCCCAAAACCACTGAGCTACATCGTTTGCGTGCTGTTCGACACGCTCTTTACTGATTTTAGCACTGTGGCTTTGCCAGGCTGTTTGCCTGATTTTGTAGTGGCCTTTGAGCGAGATCTCTTCTCCTTCTGACGTAGTCTTCGGGATTCCGAACTCGCTACATTGTTCCTCAACCCAGCCGCGGCGTGGTAGCCCGACAGGAATCCCTCCTGGAACCCAAGGGTTTGGGTTCGTTCGCCGGAACTTGGTGAGCCCGAGAAGGGATTGTTCGAACTCACCCCCAGGTGAAAATCCGCAGGTTGGCCGCAATTCAAAGGCGAACCATTCTGCTCCACCCAGGCGCGAGTGACCTGCTCAGCATGCTCTCTAGCAGCTTGAGCATATGCGCTAGTATCGGTCTCCTTTATAGCAGGGAGCTTCTCAACACGCATAGGGGTCTTATTCTTCTTCTCAGGCTTACCACTAATGGCAGCGTCTACGTCAACAGGGCTATTGCTAGATTCCTCAACATGGGTGCGATGCGCTGAGCACCTGGGGCAACACTCCTCTTCATCGGGAAGTGTGCGTGCAAAGCGTGAGCCAGAACGCACCTTCTCGTTAGGAACGTATTCCCAAGTTACATCATCACCCCAGTTACCTGTATCGCCTTCATCAACAGATCTGATGTAATAATCGTCAACCGTTTGGTCGTCCTCATAGGGCGACTCCTCACCTACGACGCCAATACGCCGGGCGAGTGAAAGCAACAGCTTACCACTGAGGAAGTGATTTAGCTTAACCTCTGAATCATAGGAACCACCAGTGTGCATTCCAACGAAACGACCCGAAGATATCAAGGGCCCACCCGACATGCCTCGCACAGTATTGCACGTGTGCGTACCATCGCGCAGATTGACGTGCCCCATATGGGACGTAACGATCTTGCGCATTTCTGGGTGGTATCCAACAGCGTGAACAGCACTAGCAAAGGTCTTAACTGGAGACAACTTAGTCAAACCAAGCCTGCTAGCGTAATTAGCGATGTCAGGATGCTTAATGAAAGCGACATCCATCGCAGGTACGAAATGTACCCTCGCGCTCTTTGGGATATCCAGGGGGCGGGCACGGCCATTCTTATCCATCGTGCCAATTGACAATGACTCCTTCGGATCCAAGCCATCGATGACATGCTTAGCAGTAACAAGCACGTCGTTGGACAAGCGCCATGCAGTACCGATCGCACGGTAATTTGGACTAGAGAGCCATCCTGAGGGTTCAAGGAATTCCTTGGAGGCGAACCAACCCTTGTGTGCCAGCAAAACACCAGCATACTTAGGATTAGCATCGCCAAATGGCTGCTTATGGTTAAGTACCATTTCCAGCGCACTACCCTCCGCGGTGCTACAGGGTACCTCCGTCTTGCGAGGACGGATCTTACGGTACCCAGCATAGCAGTAGTTAGACACTGCCGTAGCTGCGATAAGATAGCTCACGTAAGTTAGACCAACCTCCGTGAACAACGATACAATCAGTTGCTGCGAGAGACCCAAAAGCTGCACAATGCCAGAGAGATCCTTCGCCAACTGGGAAAGAACACATGAACCGCACTTATAACCGTCGTCGTCATAAACAACTAACGAACGGCAAAGCGACGGTGGGATATTTTGGCACTTCACCACCGCCACAACTATGTACGTGTAAAACACCAGAGCGACTGCATAAAGACACAATCGAAAAGACAAAGAACGACGAATCTCAACCACGAAAGTCATGTTGAAGTCACTTTTGT